ATAGTAATTGACTTGTAGTTGAACTGATTCCTCCGGAATTGGTAGTCAATCTTCCATCAAATAAAATATCTCTCTTTCTCTTTGTGATAATAGGTTCTAGCACACAACCAGATCCATTACCACCTGTTATACCAATAGATACGATTGTATTGATATCATAATCTTGAGAATCGATATAGACCTTTTCAACCGACCCACTAACAACTGGTTGAACTAAAGCAGTAGATCCAGTTCCTGTAGAAACTTCTATTAGTGGAGGATTAATTACATCATATCCAATTCCACCGCTCAATACACTAATAGACTCTAAGGGACCATAATATACTTTATCATTAGATTTGTAATTTTCAATTTCTACACCATTGATTAACATTCCAATTGAACCTGGAAGTGTTAGTTCTCCGTTTCCAGTATCAATACTTTCAGATAATGGAAACTTTTTAAATAATTTTTGAGCGCCAATGATAGAAGATTTTTGAGAGTATAATGTAAATTTATGAGTTTGATTAACAAAATCAGAATTGGAAAATGTTAAAAAACTATCAGTTCCAACAAATGATAATGCCGAGTATAGTCTTATTTTATTGGAAGGATCCAGAACTTGTACATAATAATCTCCAGTGTCCAATCCAACGATAGGAGTTCCTGAAGGTTGGTAGTAAATTCTATCTCCAGTAATAAATGGAACCGAATTTTGAAATACTATACTGGTGTAATTTCCATCTATTACATCAGCAGTTCCTACTCCTACAGAGGTTTTAATATCTTTTGTTATTTTATATGTAAAATTTCCATCATATTCAACTCTACCCGAGGGTAATGAGTTGGAGGCTACGTATGCATACTCATTGCCATCGGTATATAAATTTTGAACATCTGATAAAATGACATTATTTCCAAATTCTATTGGAACTACCGTGCTATTTGCAGTATTAAGTTTTCTTCTTAGGTCATACTGCACTCCACTTTCTGCAGAAAACCCCGAATCATCTATAATAACTCTATTTTCTGAAAATACAATACCAGAAATATATGCACCAGATGAAGACACTACATTATTAGTATCTCTTTCTAAAATTTCTACTTGATCTCCAATTTTTAGACTGGATCTATCAATAGTACTCTTAAGAGTATAGTTATTGATATTTTCTATTTCATATCTAGATCCTGTATTGTATATCCACGAATTTGCAAAAATTTCTTTATATGTTTTATTCTGTGGAGGATTTTGAATCAAATCTCCAATATTTTTAACCGAGATAATTTGACCCTCCTCCAAATTCAAAGTATCTGATACCTGAACGAATTTGGATAAAACCCCAGTGAGTCTCAACTCAACCTTTTTGTTCAGGTCTCCATTTTCATATCCAAAATAAATTTCATCAGATCTTATATCATCTGTTGATGAAATTTGTGTCGTAATTCCGGTACATCCAAAAAACTGATTAATACTTTTACTAGTATATGTAATTGTATTGTTTCCGGATATAATGGTTCCTTGTTCTGGAAATCCAATTGTAGAATCTACAGAAATTACTGACGATCCAACTGAGACATTCTTTAGAGTTTTTGTATTTGGAGTAATTGTAAAATTCCCAAGAACAGCAGAAACCTCTTCATAACCAATAAAAAGTGAAATCTTAAAGTATTGTATATTATTTCTGGTAAACGGTTCTATTTCAGAAATTGATGCACTAGTATTCTCATCATTAAATTTCTGAATTGTTTGTCCGACTAATTTAGAAGGATCTCCAGAAATTCTTTCTGCAATTACAATTTCTCTTCTTATGAATTCTGCCGAAGATGGTTTAATTAAAAACTCTTCTAAATTTACTACTTGAGGAGTTACACCATATAAAACATTAAATAAAATTCTAAATGATTCGTCAGTTCCTTTTGCCTGATAAAAGGATCTTGCTTCTTTTATAAAATTTCCAACATTTAAATTTGATACAAAATCAACTTCTTCCAGACCAGGAGTAAAAGTATATTTTAATTTTTTATAAAACTCCTTTAAGAATAGAGAACTTAGATTTTGTACAGAAGATCCGGTATTATGAAATGCTGATATTGATTCTGAGAATACTAACTCTTCTTGATTCAAATTTGAATGATAATTAGTAACACCACTAAATCCACGAATACATCCCGTAAATGTATTTGTTGTTATTCCAGTATATGTAATAATTTCATCATCAATCTTCAATAATCCATAAGTTTGAGGAAATCCTTTAGTTGAAGTAACCGTTACAATTCCGGCAGAAGATGAAATATTAGTAGATAGTTCGGTGAATCCTACAATAACTTCTGGAGTTAAATTATCTAACTTCAGATATTGATCTAAATTTTCTGCAATATCAATTGGACCACCTTGATATTCCTGAGAAATATAATATTGCTTTAAAAATTCTGCCGTATTCGGACTCTCATCCAAAATAAAGTTTGGAAGTTGATTTTCAATAACTTGCTGAACCTTAACTCTAGATTCGAACCCAGTCTGTATCATATTATACTCTTATTAGATTCCCGTTTGAATAACTTGAAGTGTAATAGTCTTTGGCAAATACTGTACCAGATATTTCATCACCAGAAGCAATTACATCTCTTACCATATTTATTGTGCTTTTTTCAATGCTAAAATTCAAATATAAATCTTTTAGTCCTAGAACATCATTAGATTCTGGGAACGCCTGTATTTCAATAGTATTATTCTCTTTGGTGGTTGAAATAATTTTTATGGTTCCTAATTTAATTTCGCCTTTCATATAGTCCACTGTTCCGGCAGATTTTGCAACTATTCTTGTGGTGCCGTCACTCAGGGGTTTTACCACTGATATTATTCCGGTTTTTCCATCAGAATTAGGTACATCTGTTAGGTATACGGTATCTGGATCTGCAGAAATTTTAAATCCGGTACTTTTGATATTAAAACCACCACTATTAATATGAAATTTATTTCCAAAACATAATTCATATTGAGCAAACTGATTTATCAGTGCCTTCAAATCTCTTCTAATTTTAATCTTGGTGATATTGGAAGTTATTGAAGTATCGGTATTATCAATTATTTGAAGAACCTTACTATACTTAAATCTTCCACCAAATGAATTAAGATCCACAGATTTTGAGTATTCCGTAAGTGAATTTATTACTTTTGTTTTTAATGATTCTACTGCAGACACTTGAGAATAGTTATAATAAATTGATGAATCAATTTCTACATAAAGTATTTTAAGATCGATTATTTTTTGATTAATTCCTGAAATGCTATATTGTCTTAGTTTATTTTTAATTTGTTGTTTATTAAAATCTGAAACAAAAGTTCCATTTTTTGGTTTAATACTTATTGATACTGTACCAAATTCTGGAGGATCTAATTCTTCACCACCAATAACCGCAACTGATTCGGTATCAGGGTATATTTTTTTTATAATTGCCTCATAATCTCTTGGTGTTACTGCTCTATATTGAGAAGAATAGATTCTTGGGGCAAAATATTTGACAGAATCTATAGATTCTATCTCAGAACCATTTTGAGATGACTGATTTGTTATTACCGAAACTGAACCAGTTTGAATATTCGGAGTAATACTTCCCGCAAAAGAAAATGAAGATGCCCCATTACCCTCTTCACCATCGGTAACGATATAATTTACTGTGATTACCGCATTATTTTCTAATTTGGTTCCAATTAGACCATCACCAAAAAGTAATTCATATTTTTCATCCTGAACTTCTTGTAAAAGATAAATTTTTGATGTTGAATTTACCTCAAGAATATTATCAACAGAAGAATATTCAAATCCAAGACCACTATCATTAATACCCTTTACATAGACTGAAATCGTAGAAGTATCTATAAACGAATTATTCAATATAAATCTTTGATCTAAAGATCCATCCACCACAAATTGTTTCGTGAGAAAGGTTCCCTGATAGATATCAATATTATTAAAGGATGCAATTCCGTTCACCACATTTGATGATATATTGTCAGGAATTGAGAATGTATATGATGTATTATCAATGGACCCCACACACACCAAACCCGCCTTCAGGGTGACTATGGAAGTATCTGTGGTAGTAAACACATTAAAGGAAACCTGCGCCTTTGAGGACGTTCTGGAGCGAGGTACATAACCAATATTTCTTGCCAGTGAAACTACATTTTCACGAACAGTTGCAGAATCCAGAAAGGATTCATTCACAATCATATTCGAGTTGAATGCCGTAATATAGGTATTATATGCCAGAGTATCGATTAATACTGAAAAATTAGATCCCTCAAAGTCAAAATCCGTAAATGTGGAGTTGGCACGGAGATAATCTTTGATGGATGTCTTTATCTGATCGAAATCTAGATTTGTAAATTTAGTAAAAGGCATTTTATCTTGTTGCCTCTAATATGAATGAATACTCTTGAGTCGGAAATTCTTGACCTATAATATCAAAAATAATTGTTACATTAAATGTATTATCATCTGGAATAGGATCCACCTGAACTTCTACATTATTCACTCTAGGTTCAAAGTTATTAATTGAAATTTCAATTTGACTTTGTATTACTGATGCAGTACCAAAATCAACAAATTCAAATAAACTTCTTGTGATATCAGATCCTAATATTGAATTGAAGAATCTTTCGGTTGGAATAGTTTCTACAATATTTCTTACGGATCTACGAATCGCATTTTCATTCTTTAGTATCGGAAGATCCTTGGTTACTGGATGTGGTTCAAAGGATAAACTGATATCTTTGAATGATCGGGATATCCTTTGAATTGCCATTGAATGAAAGGTTTTTTATTTATTTATACTTACTTCCAGGCAGATCCGTAATTG